ATAATATTTTCAGCTTCAGTAACATTACGTGGGAAGAATTGGTATTCGAAGTTAAACGTACGGAAGTCTACACCTTTAAATACTTGATCTTTCTTAGGGTTGTTCGCTAATCCTAAAGCAGCACTGACACCAGCAGTTCCAGGAGCATTACCTAATGTTAGAGCAGTAACAGCGTCACCGAGCGATGTGTTATTTTGGGCAATATCGCTAATTCCACCTGTGAAACCATTTTCACTAAACGCATTGATAACATCTGAGCCAACAGAGTTAGCCATTAATAGAGCAGCAGTATCTTCTTCACTGTATTGCACACCGTAACGGATCTGTAACTGATTAGGGATGTGCATAGCGATGGCAGTTTTCAAACGTTTCTGCGATCTTGTAGCATCTGGAGCACGTGTTGTGGCAATACCAGCACCAACTGTAGGGATCGCAGCGGTGGCAATACCTTTAACAGCACCTGAAACGTCACCACCAAGTAACGCACCACCAGCACCACCAGCAAACAAATTGATAGAGCCAAAAGCAGCGATTAAACCTTCTTTAGACATTTCCTGACCAACAATATTACCCCTTAAACGAGGAGGGATATCATCCACTGTCGGTGTTTGTGTTTGTTGAAATAGTTTGGAATCGGTCGCAACGTTAATATAGAAAATAACGTAGTTGCTTCCGTATGTGTTGAGAATCTCCGAGGAACCTTCCAACGTAGCCCCATTGAACAAGTCAGATGGATATTGGTGGCTCCCTACATCGTAACGTCCAGGACTAAAATTCCTAGATGCGTCTTGCTGTGGAGATCCGTATGAATTTACTAGTGCCATATGGTTTCTCTAAATAAAAGGTTACAGGATCCTATAAGTTATTTATGCGACCAATAGAATGTATTATAAAAGAAAATTCACACCTACTGCACCAGAAAAGTATCTGGGGAATCACACAAATATAATTATGCGCTCAAGTTGGGAAACTATGTTCGCCAATTGGTGCGACCGTAACCCACAAATACTAAAATGGAGTTCAGAAGAAGTCGTAGTACCGTATCGTTGTCCGACCGACAATAGAATTCATCGGTATTACATAGACTTCAGAATACAGCTACGAGATAAATCTGGTACTCTCAAAACATATCTTATTGAGGTAAAACCTTCTAAACAGACACGTCCTCCAGAATTTCCAGGAAAGCGCACTAAGAGATATTTAGTCGAGTCTGCTACATTCATTAAAAATCAGGCAAAGTGGGAGGCTGCTAAACAATACGCAGCTGATAGAGGCTGGACTTTCAAGATTATAACAGAACATGATCTAGGGATATCTTCCTAAATAGATTATGGCTATATCAGAAGCACAGGCGAAAAAGTCGCCAATACAAGACGCATTCGAAGAACATCAATATGACTTCGAGACAGCGAACACTAAGGCACGTTCTTGGTATGACGGAGAAGTAAGAAAACTCCGAAGGAAGCAGTACACCCCAAATAGAATTATGAGGGGGTCACCTGAAGACCTAAGAACGAGGATTCGTCCTGGATTTATGTACATGTACATATATGATGCTGAGACTAAAAAGGATCTGCCATACTATGATAGATTCCCTTGCGTTTTGGTTATGCGTGTTATGGGTGATGGTTTCGTAGGACTAAACTTACACTACCTACCTTATTATTTGAGGTTTATTTTATTAGACAGGTTATGGAGATTTAGATCAAACACAAGAATGGATGAAACAACAAGAATGAGGTTTACTTGGGAAACGATCGCAGGAGTTGCCAAATATAGAGCAGCTGTGCCATGCGTTAAAAGATACAAGTATTCTAGACTAAGATCACAATTTCGAATAATCGAAATTAATGATTGGGCAACTGCTATGTTGCTACCTGTCGAGAACTTCAGAAAAGCATCAAAAGAAAATGTTTGGCAAGACTCAAAAAGAAAAATGATAGGAAGTTAACAAATGGCACTAAGCGAATTTATTTCACAAGTTAAACAAGGTGGGTTGTCAGTCACAAACAGGTTCATGGTTGAGATGTCACCACCTGTTCCAATTGGACAAACAAAGCTACAGAAAGTTTTAATGTTCTGTGATGGTGCGCAACTTCCAGGAATGAGTTATGGTACAATTCAGAATAGAACATTCGGTGAATTTCGTGAAACTCCTTACGAAAAACTATATGATACAGTGACTCTATCTTTCTTCGTTGATAAAGATATGGCAGTCAAAGGCATGTTTGATGATTGGATGTCGTTTATTCAACATCCACAGAGTCGTAAATTCAGGTACTATGACGAGTATACCTGTGATATGACTATTCTTGTGATGAGTAAAGATGGGCATGTAACCTATCGTTGTAAACTTTTTGAAGCATATCCTAAATCCATCGGCGCAGTTCAAATGGATTACGCAGCGAAAGATATTATGAAGCTGTCAGTAACGATGCAGTATAGAAATTGGAGAGCAGTCCCTGTCACAACGGTGTCTAACGCACCTGAATCTCAGAGAGATCTTTCAGTTACATCTGAAACGTTACTTAACGCACATATTACTGATTTTCGGAACACTCAAAAGTTATGGAATGGAGAACTTGAGGAAAATCTTCCACAAGGGATCGATGGACTTCCGAATAGATTGATAACCCTAGTTGATGCTGGTAAATCACGAGCATCATCAATGCTTAACCCAATAAGGAGTCTATTCGCATGACGGATAAAAAAACACTAACAGTAGATGCTACTAACGATACACTAGAAGCAGATGTAAACGGAGATGGTCATATCTCTACAGAAGAAATGAAGATGATGCTTGACGCAAAGCGCAAACGTCTTGAAGATGAAGATGCGATGCGTGATGCCCAGCGCAACATGGCTTGGTTTGCTTTGTTTGGTATGTTGCTATACCCATTCTCAGTAGTCATGGCATCTCTACTAGGCTTAGAAAACGCTGGTAAGATTTTGGGCGACATGGCTCCAACATACTTTGTTTCTGTAGCAGCAATCGTTGCAGCTTTTTATGGTAAATCTGCTTTTGAAAGCAAAAAATAAACCCTAAGTAAGAATTAGGAAGAATTGATATGAAAATTGATGAAAATTTGTCTGAGACTTTTGATATAGAACCAATGCCTAAGGGTACACAAGAAATTATTACCCAAGATGGCGAGGTTATTAAAGAACCTAATGCTCGGATTGAAAAAGACTATGACGATAGCAGAGAAAACCTAAAGAATCTTCTAGAGAAGGGACAGGAAGCACTCTTGCATTCTCTAGAAGTAGCAAAACAATCAGAACACCCACGTGCTTTTGAAGTTGTGGGTAATCTGATTAAACAATTGGCTGATGTAAACCAGCAACTGATGGATCTACATCAACAGAAACAAAAGTTGGATGCACCAAAGGCATCCAAAGGTGATAAAAACGTGACGAATAATGCGATATTTGTAGGTTCAACCGCAGAGTTGAACAAACTGATCCACAAAATGAACAAAGGAGACTAATTATGGCTTTGCCTATGAACGCTGCACCAAAGTACAAACTGGTGCTACCCTCTACCAAAGAGAGTTATTTTTTCAAACCATTTCTTGTCAAACAAGAAAAGGCACTACTATTGGCGATGCAGTCTGAAGATGCTTCTGTAATGGTCAGAACATTGTCAGAAGTTATTGACGAATGTTTTGACGGTAAGATCGACACAGCAAACATTGCTATGTTTGATCTTGAGTATATCTTTTCTCAGATTCGTGCCAAGTCCGTAGGTGAGATTGTCACATTAACAATTAGATGTGAAAAGTGTGATGAAGAAAATGAAAAGGCTAAAGTAAACATCAATCTTAATATCGCAGATATTGAAGTAGAGTTTCCTGAAGGACAAACCACAGACATTCCATTATGGGAAGGTGTTGGTGTTATTATGAAATACCCATCTGTCAAAGTTATGGAGCAGATGGAAAAGATTAAAGATCCTAACGATCCTGATGCCATGTACGCTATTATCTCTGCGTGTATGGATATGATTTATACTGAAGATGAAACCTTCCCTATTGAGAAGGCTACAGATAAAGAAGTTAAAGACTTCCTAGACAACCTAACGAATGAACAATTCAAAAGGATCCAAGCATTCTTTGAAAACATGCCGAAGTTGTCTAAAACAATTAACTATTCATGTCCAGAATGTGGACATGCACATGAGAAAAAGATTGAGGGGCTAAACAGTTTTTTTTCGTAATGCTCAGCCATGAGAGTCTTATGAACATGTATAAAACTAATTTCGCTTTATTGCAATATCATAAATACTCTTTGACTGAGCTAGAAGAAATGATACCGTTTGAGCGAGAATTATATGTTACAATGTTGGCTCAACACTTAGAAGAAGAAAAACGAAAAGCCGAACAACGAAAGTATTCTAAAAGGTAAAAGATGGCAACTCTAGCAGACGTAGTCGAAACTATTAAAGAAGCTAACTCAGACGCTCTTAGACAGCGTGATGATCAGATAGCAGGATTAGAATTAATCGCTGAGACTATCGAGGCATCAGGCATGTCTCAAGAGCAGATGTTAGAACAAGCAAGACAACAAGCAAAAATGCTTGCGCTGTTAGAGTCTATCGATAAAGGACAAAAAGTAAAACCTGCAGGTGGCACAGAAGGTGGTGGAGACGATCAAGATATCGGTTTCCTTGGAGGTATTCTTGGTCTAGCATTGGGTGGTCTTGTTGGAGCGATTGCTGGTTATGCTAAGGCATGGAAAGCGATGATGAAAGCCATCATGCCAACCAAACTAACAGAACTAGCTACTAAAACTATGAATTCTCTACGTGGTTTCTTCAAAACTGTAGGGGATGGGTTCGGTAAAATTATCGCTAGACTAAAGAGCGTATTTGCCAGCGATGGACAGATCGGTAAGATTGGTCAGTTCTTTAGTAAAATAGGAACAGCAGTTTCAGATTTCTTCAAACCACTCACAGACGCATTCAAGTCGATGAGAAGTACAGGTTCTGCTATGGGAACAGCAATTAGCAAAATCTTTGCACCTATTACCAGTGGTATTTCTAAAATCTTCGGCTTCTTTAGATCAGTTGGAAAGTCCCTAAGTGGTTTCACGACTATGTTCTCAGGTGCAGCTAAAGTCTTTAGTAAAATCTTCTATCCATTAACAATCCTTATGACAGTTTTTGATACTGTATCTGGGGCAATTGAAGGATTCATGGAAGGTGGTATCATCGGAGGTATTGGTGGTGCTATCAAAGGACTATTCAATTCACTAATTACAGTTCCTCTCGATATGTTGAAGGGTGCTACTGCTTGGGTATTGGATATGTTTGGGTTTGACAAAGCAGCTGAATGGTTGAGTTCATTCAGCTTCACAGATCTATTCAACGGTATGATTGATGGTATCGTTGGTTTTGTAAAATCTATTCCAGAATATGTTGGAGCAGCTTTTGATTCTGCAGTAGCTACTGTTAGTGATTGGTTTGCTGGTATCGGTAATTTCTTCTCTGGTCTGTTTGATCCAGTACTAGATTTCTTCGCAGGATTTGGCATTCCAGCTATTGGGTTTAATATTCCATTATATGGTCCAGTAGAATTTGGTCCATGGTATCCATTCGCTGGAGATCAAGAAACACCAGCAGAAACTCCACCAGCATCCGCTACCTCTGATACAGCAGGATCAGTAACACCAGCAAGTCCATTCATGGACACTGCGACTGGCACTACGTTTAATGGTGTACAGATTACTCCTGAGCAAGCAGAAGCAGGAAGAGCAGCAGAAGCAGAAGGTACTAGCGTAGAATTAGCAATGGCACGTGCTGCTGCTTATGAGCGTCTATCTTGGTATAATACTGGTCTGGCTCTCTCAGGTATAGATCCAATTGTCTTGTTAAAAGAACAAGAGGGTGCTTCTTTTAATATGCAAGACCTAATCCCACAGGCACCAACAACACCTGATATTGGCACAGCTTCAGTTGATGTAGCCGATGCTCAAAGGAACGCAACTGGTGCTCAATCAAATAACGTAGCAGTATCTGCTCCAGTTATCAATAACAACAACACAACCGTTCAAAGAGCACCACAACCAATCAGAAATGGCGATCCATCTAACTCCAGATATATGGTTCCTGCTACACAATAAAAAAGGGAGATCCGAAGATCTCCCTACACTAATTAAGCAGCGCAGTCAAATACACGACTGTTGCTTACTACTTAGTCATTGGCTAGATTCTGAAAATATGACATCATGTCATCTTCATCATCAGCAGTAACAGCTGCTGCCTTTGGTTGTGGAGCAGGAGCAGACTTAGGCTGAGGTGCTGGCGCAGAGACCATCTCAACTTCATCTACCAATTCTGCTGCACTCTTAGAAGCATAGCTATCGCCAGACAGAACACTTTCCAACTTCTTCTTTAGTTCTTCATAAGATTTGAAGTTAGTTGGCGCATTGAATTCAGATAGAGCATACTGTGAGTTCGCTACTTTAAGAATCTTCTCGTCATCCCCACCAGCAATAGCAGCTGGCTCCAAGAATAGCGATTCATCGTAGTTAGCATATCCAGATACTTTGCGCATGCGCATTTTAAAGTCTGCACCTTCCCAGAAGTCAAACACATTGACTGGGGTCTCATCCTCGAATGTTGGCTTGGCTTTATCCATGATCTTATCAAAGATCTTCTTACCAAACTTAAACAAGAATACTTTACCCTCATTCTCAGGATGTTTAGGATCAGAAACAACTAGAATGTTAGCAGTGTAAGACAGCTTACGCTTTTGCTTACGAGCGATTTCTTTGTTGGCTTCAGAACCTGAGTTCCAGAGTTGTGTGTTTAGTTCTCCAACAGGATCGTCTTTACCGATAGTAGTCAACGAGTTTTCGATGTACCACTTACCAGTTGGTCCTTGGAAACCATGAGAGAAGATTCGAACCCAAGGGAGTTCATCACCTTCAACACGAGGGAGGAAGCGAATTGTAGCAGTACCATTACCTGCTTTGTCGCCTTCGAGACGCCAGAAACGATCGTCTTTATAAGACTTAGTTTCAGACTGAGGGTTTGCAATCTTATCGAATTCTCCAGTGATTTTAGAGAAGTCAGAGTTGCGCATTTTACGTAGTGTGTTAATATCCATGTCGTATTTCCTTTATGTCGTATTTACGGAGTATGTTGTTTAGTATGTTCGATGAAGATTTCGTCATCAAGTTCTACATCATCATCAAAATCTTCAACATACCTATTTAGCGTCTTCAAATTCGCACGTTGTGCTGTGCGTTTTTGTTCCCTCTGTGGTCGCCCACCACGCTGTGAGGAAAAATCGTCAAATTGCTTTTCTTTTCTGAATGTCTTACCCATGATACTATCGCTTTATAACTCATCAAGTTCGTGTTTAAATTTATGCCACACAGTCAATATTTTGGACTGATCGTACTTCACAAATCCTACTAATTTCTTGATAACTCTAAACTCATCGCTCCAAATCTCGGTGATAATACCTTTGTTAGTCCACTTTGTCAGAAATGGGAAGATGTCATCAATGATTCTAAGTGTCTCAACATTTATCTGATTACCAATAAACATAGTCAACGCTAGAGGATATTCTACCCCATCCCATTCAAAAAGACAAGCACCTTGTTGTTTATTAGTTTCTACAGTGTTCAGCATTTTACTTAGATCATCTACAAACATCTGTGTAATACTTTGCTTGTTTTTAATCCATTTGGTGTAAGCATCAGAACCAGAAGATTCTTCATACAAGAACCCTTCGTTACGATAAGCAAAGTTGGCTACAAAGTATTGTATGATTTCTCTGTCTGTATCGTAGTTCCTAGCCAACTTGTTGAATATATGTCTGTCGTTTCTAGCCATGAACGCAGCTTCAGAACCTTTCACGCTACCCCTCTTTTCAAAGACATCGTAATTATCTTTTGTGAAGTGGAGTTTGGTTGCTAGGTAATAGCGATACGCTCTAAATCCATTCATCATATATCCAACCGTGCAGCTTTCGGCAAGTAGTTAAGATCCTGAAAATTCATTTCGAGTTTATCCTTCAGTGACTTACTGATCAAAGAAGCGATGTCGCTAGGCTCGAGATAATTTTCACTACAGTATTGTAAAATGGCATCCATGTAAGTAATTCCAGATTCAACTACCATCATCTCTATGTGCATAGAGAATTCATTAGCTGATTGGAACATATTCTCAGGTGCTAAATTTTCCTCTGAAGTATCTGTTTGATGTAATTTCTGTTTCAACTTTTTCATACTCTTTCAATTTCGAACGGTAAAGTTTCCAGTATTTGTTTTCAGTATCGTCTGCACGCATAAACCGATCATATTTCTCAAGATAAACGTCAAAAAACATATCGAGTTTTTGTTTCTGAATTCGGAGAGCGAGGTACTGGCTCTCTAGTTTTTCTACTTCTGATTCAACGTAACTTTTCAACATAGTCATATTATACTCCATAATAAATTGCAAGACAAGGTTATTCTTCGTCGTATTTTAGGATATCTTCACCACGAGTCTTTAGATAACCATTGTCGATAAGGTTTTGTACAGTTATCTCGATAGCCATCTGGACTTTTTTATTCATAGAATCACGCCCAAGCATCCATCCGCACCATACTAAGATTAAGCCGTACCCTACTGCTTCCCAGCCACCCATATTATCTCCTCATTCTGCTGATTTCTTCAGCCTGTTCTTTATTAATGATTGGTACTGCATTGCTCTTATGCATAGTAGCAATACCTTTGATCAGAGTACCTGTGTATACCTGTGATTCTTTCTTCGCAGCAAATCCAGCAATACCATTAGAAAGACTTGGATAATGTGGCGTCTCTCTAACGAACACTTTTTCTGTTACGTAAGGTACAAACTCACGTTTCTTTTTGGTTCGCTTAACAGAACCAATAAGTGCTTCATACTCTCTCTTTAGTTTCTCAAGTTTATGCTGCTCCTGACGAGCAGCTTTTTTGTGTGCTGGGGTGCTCATGCTGCTGCCTTCAAACGAAATTTATCCATGGTGTTTTCGTACCAGCTAGGATTTTTCTGGCGAAGGACATCAAGAGGTGATTTACCAGAGTCGAGAGCAGCAGCGTAAGACTCAACAGTGTGATTCTTAAGAAGTTCTTTCATGAAAATTGCTTTGGTAATCGGACCACGGTATTTAAAACGTGCAATGAAAAGATCTTTCGGAGTACCAACACGAGTCGGATGGATTCCAGCACGATCTTCCCAGACAGGACGACCAGAATAGTCACCTGTATACATGAGAAACCCACCAGAGTAAGAAAAGTGTTCTTTAGAGAAGGTAGTCATAACGAAGTTTCCTTTTTCACAGTTCATAGGTATATTATACCACATTTATCAAAAAAGTCAACACTTTTTTTGTCTTTTTTCAGGTTTTTTTCACGGAATTTCAATATTTATGTCGTAAATCGGCGTTTCGTCAAGATTTTTGAGCCATTCTTCAAGAATTTTGAGAATATCCTCCGTAGAATTGGACTCAAAAGACCATACGGTATGAAATTCATCGGTGATATGTACTTTCATATGCGGTTTCCATGTAAAAGAAGAAGTTTACCGCAAAAATAGAGAAAAGTCAACAAAAAACCCCACTTTTGGTGGGGTTATATCAGTCCTATCCAGTGTGTACAGTCGTCGTGGGGGTCGTCAGTCCCACAAATTACCGTAGTATTTCCCGAATAAACGTAATCCATTGTTGATACGCTCCTGTTCTTGTTTCATTCCATCATAATCACACTGATACGTATCATTTGGACCATGAATCATTTCACTCATGCCATTCTCTAGTTTCTTCCACTGAATGTCAAGTTCACCAGACCGATATTTTTCTTCCCATTCATAAGTGTAGGACTCGAATGCAAAGATCATCTCATCCAATACCCACGCCCATCGTGTATGAACATCAGATTCAATATTCTGTTTACATAGTTCAGGATCGTTGTAGAAGTCAAATACAAGTTGGTTATCCCACTCTTCATAGCTGGTTGAGCGCATTTCAGGGGGAACATCTTCCATATCAACCATACCAGAACCGTGTTGAATTTCTTTCAACTGTTTCAACATAGGAAGGATGATCGGAGCAAGTGTACTATCCATACTCCAAGTGTCCCAGCGATCGATCTTGACATACTCAACACGAGGATGGACTTTATCAAGAATCCACTGAGTGCCTTTAGAGATAGGCTCTAGTATATTAGACGTTTTCTCAACCCACTCTGGATAATCTGGACCATCTCGTTTCGCCCAGTCTTTCCAGAAGAAGATTTTTTCAAGTAATGTGTAAGGTGAGAACCAATGGTCTCGATATTTACTAATATAAACTTTCATTCTTCAATCCCACTGTCTTCAAAAAGCCACTTTTCTTGTAGCTTACCATCAGCAACGAAGAAATAACGTGTGTTTGTGTTAGACCTACAATATGCACGACCACCATCAATCATATTTCCATTATCCATAACTCGATAATCATGTCGGTGTGCAGAATAGTTTAGATCACCATTACTATCTTCCACCATATAAAAATCAAGCGTTTCAATAACATCTGCATTGGTGATCATAATTTGGGCACCTGCAGCATACATGTTACGATAGACACCAAAATACCTATTGCCAAATTCTGGATGTGGGGTTTCACGATAGAAAACATCTACAGCAAAATCTTGAGATCCAAGAGCAGAAGTACAAACGTATTTAACTGGAACACCATCTTTTTTAGTATAGTGTTCTTCTATCAAGTGCGTTTCAAATATGGGTTCATGTTTAATATTCATGTATCTTCCTCATCATATACAATATCCAGATGTGCGCCATCTGGAATACTGAACCCTGCACCCTTTAGAAACATCTCAAATGCTTCAATCAATTCATTTAAAGAAGTATCGCCTGATACTTCATGAGACACTTTAGAAGTTTTGTATTCTTGAACAAAATAAATTTTACCAAAGTCAATCATGATATTATCATCCTCATAAGTCCTACTGTATCAATACCTACAAGCAACATGTAGTTAGCCAACATCCCAAATGATTTCCGAGTATAAGCAGCCCAAGCGTAGATGCCGCAACCAGTAATCCATACAGGATAAAGAGCCATAAGGGGAGGATTAGGCACGGTAATCGCCATTGTAAGCGAACACCCAATACTAATAGCCCAAGCGAGCAACTCAGCAACAAAGCGAGTACGATTAGAATTCCAGTCATTACGAATCCAGTCACAAGTAGGTCTAAACAAATCAATCATAATATAATTATACACTAACTATTCTTGCATGTCAAGACAATTCTTTCACTTGGTCACAGATCTTCAACTTCTTAGCCTCTGATGGAGAGAGCCAGACGTCTTGTGGAGGTAGCAGAAATTCACGAATCTTAGCCTCAGATAATCCTGTTGTTTTCTTGTAAAGATCAATAACCTTCTTAGTTGTAAGATCATACTCTTTAATAGTTGCAAACAGTTCGTGTTCTTTACCAAAAGCACCCCATGTATACTGGTGAGACAGAATTGAAGTGTTAGGTGTAAGGATTCGTTGCCCACGTTCTCCAGCTAAGAAAATCATTAAACCAGCAGAAGCAACTTGTCCTAAGCCAATGGTGCGAATTGGTATAGCACTACCACGCATAACGTCAATAACAGCAAACGCAGCATTCAAATCCCCTCCTGGGGAAGTTATAATAACATTTAAGACTTCAGGTTTCTCTTCAGTAAAATTAGCAGATAGAATCCATTCGATCATTTCTTTACATGTTTCCAGAGTGATCTCACCGATAAGCAAGAAAAACGATTGGTTCTGGTTTTCTTCCGAAATTTGTAGATTCATTTTCTTCATTATTAGTTTTCGTCCTATAAAAAATATGTGCGCCAATTGTTGCCGTCTTTGTGAAATCATATCTCCAACTAGGCTTAACATAGTATGCATGATACCACATTGCTCCGTAAGTAGGATCTTCAACATAATTATAATTTAGTACTGCATAAGTCGCAATTCTAGTTATAGTTTCAAATGCCTTTTCACTTCGTACTTCGTCAGGTTTGCCATCACAAAACCAACTAAATTGACATCGGTTTAACAGTGGTACTTCTTTGTCGTGGTTTTCTTTCCACCAACTTGAATACTTAGCATCGTATACTACCCCACAAATACTGTTTGGGAATCTATCAGAATACATTCTATTCAAAGTGACGAATGCCACCGCTAACTTACCTTTATTAGTCTCTACTGCTGCCTCATGATAGATGTTCAGTGCCAGACAGTTAATCTGTTCTTGAATTTCAATCGGTTGGATGTAGTAGTGATCATTAAGATAACTTTCGTTTCTCCAATCTCTAGTTGATGATTTATATGTTAGGTATTCAACCTTAACAATATGTTTCACATCAGGTTTAGGGGCTGGAGGTTTAGAGATAATTATACGCACATCTTCATGCAATGTCAAGGCTTGTGCGTTATCTCTCATATTGAATAGCAGTAAAATCATCAACGCACATAGGAATGTGCAGAATAGTAGTGCTTTATTAGACATCATGTTACTTCCTAAAGTTAATAATGACATCTGGATTTCCTTCAACAATCCTCTGCCATCTATTTCTCCACCCACGTATGTGAGCGGAACTGTTCGGATCTGGATGATTCTTAAAAAAATCGTGAGATCGTGATTTCAATGTATCTGAGAACATTACATCTGCCCCATATACATCAATTTCCTTATACCCTTTTGATATAAGAAGTGAACACGCCACATGTCCACTAGTATCATATTCCTTTCCAGGTTTTACAATACCCAGTTTGAATGGCTCGAAAAACTCTATCGCACGTAATGGTCTGTCAATATACTCCCAAGAATGTACACTAAAATAAGCTGGAACCTTTATCATATTCGGTTCTGCTTTCCATCTAGTTACAACCTCTTCATCTAAAATTATGGTGTAGTCAACGTCTGTCCATGGAATGTTGCATCCCACAACAGTATCATATTTTATTTTGTTTTGGAAGTAAGAGACTCTACTTGGACCATTACCAAGTATAGCAGCTATCATCTCTTTACGTATCTTGATTTATCAACACCAATCTGCAAAGCGAGTGCTTGTATATCTTCAACTAGGTGTTGAATAACTGCTTGGTCTTGATGTTCTTTGGGAGTGTCATATTTCAGGCGACGCAAGTTCATACTCTTTTCATACATCACATTAACAACATCACACATATCTGAAATCTTATGAAGCATAATGCCCTCCTAAGTTTTATTCAAAAGTAGTAGGTTATTCTGTTGCCAAGAAACCTACTGAAACTCCTACTTACCTGTTATCAGGCAGCTAGTGCGTAAGTGCTATCGTTTGCATTTACATTAACGCTATCGTCTCGTCGTGCCTTCATGAACCTGTCGAACCTGTTCACCCCCATCAAAAGTATACTGGACCGCTGCAGACAAGGCAGTCTTGTTATGTTGGGAAGCAAGTTTGGTTATAACCAACGCTGTACTAGAACAACTTCCAATATACTTTTGGTGGAGGTGGTGGGAATCGCACCCACGTCCAGAAACCCTCCAACAAGAGTCATCAACTCAAGCATATTATTTATTATACCCCAAAAGTTATTACAAGGCAATACCTTTTGTTACTGGAAAAAGTTGGGTTCTCTCTCCAATGCCGATAATACAAATTTCTGTTTCTGTCTGTTCTGTGAATGTCATACGACCATTATCTGGATTGATCCAGACAGTGATTAGGCTATTAGCATCTTCTGTGGTGATTATTGGAACTTCACCATGTTTTTTACTAAGAACATCATAGACACCCTCATAGTCCTGAGAGCAGACGACTCTTGATAGCATCGTGAAACTCTCAACTTGTTTTTCTTCACCAATTCCTGATAATGGAATAGCAGCCAAAAATAAACCAACTAGCAATTTTTCCATTTCCTGTACTCCTGTCGTAGTGAGATGAATTTATCAACCCATGTATCTCGTTTCTCAACGAAAATTAGAGGATCTTCATCATCAACTGCCATTAAAATGACTAACCTAGGAACTGGAATCCCAGTTCTTTCTTCGAAAGCCACAGCGTATGCGGAACATTGCATGAAGTAATCATGAATATCCTCATATCCTTTTTTACGCCTAGAAGTTTTGAAATCAATGACAGACATTTTCCCGTCAAACTCTGCTATGCAGTCGACAGTACCTGCTACTTGGAGGTGGTCTGAATATAGTGGGGTTTCTAAGCAGTGTATGTTATCTATGCGATCCAAGAGTGGCGTGAACGACTTCCACATTTCTTGATCAAACATATCGATGTCGACTTGCTTATTGGACAGATAGTCTTCGCATAGACTATGTACTCTGGTTCCTCGTCGGGCAGCACGTCCTGAGATTTCGTTTGCTGTTTTTTCTCCGACTCGTTTTCTCCATGCAATGATTTCTTGTTTTTTAAGCAATCCTGTAACCGTTGTGACAGAAGGATAGGCTGAACCAGTTGGAGTTTGATATAGTCTCGAACCGTCTTCGCTAGTGATACGGTTGAGTTTGGGTATAACATGAGTGTGGTGCTTAAATAATTTCATACTCCCATTATACAACAGGAGTATGAAAAAGTCAAGTTTAATCGTCTAACAACTTGGAGAAAGTTGCTGGTCCAGCAATACCGTCTGCAGTGAGACCGTTCTTTGCTTGCCATTCTTTTAGTGCACGTTCAGTTCCTGGACCAAAGACACCATCAGCAGAAAGACCTAGTGCTTCCTGCATAATCTTGACACCTTCACCACGTGATCCTTTACGTAGCACACCGATATCATCTAGAATCTCTGCGTGATCTCCATCGTCTGTACCCAAGTCATCCGCATCCATACCAAGTACTTCTAGCGCATGCTTGTAACGACGTTGACGATCTTCAAGACCGATGTTGCCACCATTAATCTTCTTAGTCATCTTCACAACATCATCTGTGTCAGCGATATCGTTTAGATTATTCGCACCCCAGAACCAGCATGCTGATTCAATGGCACCTGCTGGAGTCGCAACATACTCTGATGCTTCTTCTGCTGTCATGCCTACAGTTTTACCGAAACGTGTATAGTTGTCACGTCCAGTCAACTGTTTCAGACCACGACCACGGAAACGCCAGCCATCGCCTTCTTGAACGTTACCCATTTTGTATTTACGGAACTCATCATTGTAAACACGATTAGCAATCATCTCTGGATTGCGAGCATATTCATCTGCGTCTGCTTTTGGAGCATCACCAAAGTAACGACCAAATACAGAACGAAGTGCTTTGGCTGAATAGTTTAGATTCTCTTCCAAACTCTTAAAGCCATTTGATTCGTGTGCGCACTGACTTAGAAAATGCGCAACTCTACGCTCTGTAGTAATACCGTACTTGGGTAGCAAATTACACAAAGCATCATACCAATCATCTGCATCGGCAGAGATAATCTCGGCTAGATGTTCCTTCGTGAAATCAAATTCAAAACTCATTGTTAGTCCTCTCTATCTTCGTATTCTAATTTAGCCAAAATGTACTCTTTTACAAGATCAGAACGAACAATATCTTCTGCTTGAAATTCTACTCGAGTAAATGACTTCATGTATTTAGCAACCTCAAAGAATTGTAGGATGCCACTCTTGTCGTTATTTTTTCTTAGATCTGTTTGACGGTAATCGCCACACCAAATAATTCTTGAACGATAACCAACACGTGTCATGATGGTATCAATTTCTTCAAAATTCATATTCTGCATCTCGTCAACGATAATGATACAATCATCAAAAGTTGTTCCACGAATAAACGATGTAGAAACGAATTCAATAACACCTTGTTCTTCTAACTTAGCCCAAGCGTCTTTTCTATTAAAAAGATTATTACAAATTTGTTGATATGGTTGTTGGAAGACAGCAAGTTTTTCTGCTACGTCCCCTGGAAGATGTCCGATGTCTCTTGATTGGACAGCTGATCGGATAACGAGAATCTTATTTGTTGGTGTGCCTTTATCCAACACATCCTCTAGTGCTTTATAGAGAGCAATGTATGTTTTACCAGTACCTGCTACACCATGCAACGCAATATTTGTATCCCCTTTTTTATATGCGTCATAAAAGTTTTGTTGATTGACAGTTAACGCAGGACAGGTTTTTAAATCATCTATCCTTACTTTCATTCTTACGCTTGCTGTCTTTTGATCATTGCCATTATATTGTGATTGTTCAACTACCTTAAGAGCAGTTTTTCTTGGCATGTATTCTCCTAGAGTTGGCTTGAGGAATTAGTTAAGTCAGACGCAGGAGCACGTGAATGTATTTTTTGTAAGACTTCCTTAAACCCACTGTCTGTGACTGCCTTAGTCCCGACACCACGGAAATTTAATCCAGGTGCTCCAGTTAAATATTGTTGTAGGTGGGGATTGTCTATTTTGAATTGATCAAGGTCAGAGATACGCATTGAACGTTCAAATTCTTCGCCTGTGTTCGTATCTCTAAAATTATATGTTGGCATGTGTACTCCTTTGTCTGTACATTTGTATTTAGTATTTTATTAAACCCACGCAGGTGTTGCTCTTTGTTTCCAAGAGAACATTCGTGTTTTAGCACCACGATAGTAGTTATGATATGAAGCAATACTGTTATTGTCTACTTTATATTCATCTGGCATCGCAGGGGTTGGTTCTGTAAAATCTAAATCTTTGTTAATATTATGAGGTACTTTTTTCAACAGAGTAACAAGTTTCTCGCATTCATGACGTTTGTTGTAGCGATAGGTATACTCTGACATTAGTTCACGCCACAGTACATACAACCAGTCATAGTTTGCTTGTGATTGTCGCACCCAAACTGCAGATGGGTGATTGATGTGAGTTGCTTTATACAACAAACGTTCCATATTGTCGTTAGACAGACGCCACCGTTTGATCTTTCGACCATTTTTAGTAAAGTCAATATACTCTTCGCCATCAATAACACGATGTGCTGTTGACAACAACTGTGCGTATTCAAGAATCATCTTAACACAGTGTTTGTCAACATGCATCTCTGCGCAAGTTTTAGGATCGTTATCGAGATAAAAAATGTTCATAATGTATTCACCAATGTCTGATTACACCAGCGACAATGAATAGGTTAGTGATGATATAAACAAGAACGATACAAGTTCTGATTATAGCAACCTTATCAGAGTCGCTGGAATTTGTACTAAAGGCTTTCTCACCTAGTGCAGTTGCCCACAACTTCCACATAATAATTATACCCTAATTAAGCCATTAAGACAAGGTGATCATCAACCGCTTGCAAGATATCTTCTACCCTGTCGTCTCTATACAGAATAGCACGTCCACCTTTTTCTCTGAAAGGATTGACGCATCCAGAACGATCATCAATCAACAGAGTGTCAGGTGTGGCATAGTTTGCTTTCTCAACTTTCTCTGTCACGGTATTCATTTTAAGGAATCCCCAACTTTGTTTTTCGAGCCACATCTGTTTTTGTTTAGCGACAATCTCTCCCAGAATGGGGTCTTTCGTTCCCACACTGGTTAGGATTTCCAAATCAAGAGAAGGATGTTCCAAAAGTAGTTCGATCAAACCATTTACAAGTTTCTTAGCATTAGGCATTCGCTTCAGATTGTAGAAAACAGCTTCTTCAACAACTGCAGATTTAAATCGTTCAGTATGCGCTTCGTTTTCTTTATAACCTTCGATCCAAGTATCGAAGTCTGCAATTACACCATCCATGTCTAAGTAAATTTTCATATCAGTCACCAATAAATTGCTTGAGTTGAGGTTCAGAGAATGTGATAGGTTTCATAATTTTGCCAGTGTCAGGATTCTTAATCGGCAGACCAGTTTCTGGATCAAACTTAGAGAAGTTGGAACGTGTAACTTCACGCCATGCACCTTCAATGTCCCATCCACGAGATAGAGCATAACCAATAATAACCCAAATCATATCCGCACAAGCATCCAGCTGTTCGACATCATCATTATCAATAAATGCAGTCATAAACTCTTGGAACTCTTCACCGATTAGTTTGGCATAGAGATTACGCTGTGCTTCGTTATCGGTGTCAGTAGTTTGTCCGACTGCTTCGAGCCAACGTTTCACATCGACCATTGGGATAGCGTTTTCGTTCATCTTACGTTCCTTTACATTGTGTATAGTATTTTTTCACAGTCAACATCTTCATGCATCATGCTAAATTTAAGCAAATCTATTTCGTGTTTTACTTCCTTTAATTCTTCTTCAAGACTCATAACTTTCTGCATATAGAAAACTAATGCGTCCTCAATCTCTTTCCACTTGGGAGTAGAGTCTGTTGGAAATAAATCCAATTGTTCATTCATCAAATCCTCCTTGTTCTAATTTTGATAGAACGATTATACCATCTTTAACGCTCCAAGACAACACATCACCAATAACTACATTCATTTGAGTCATTATTTCATCAGGGATTGGAAGAACCAACTCACCAGTTTCAGGATCTTCTTCAATCTGCACTATCATCTTTTCTCTCCCTTGTTGGAAATTTTATGACTTGTCCCAAGACAGGTTCAACATTATCATTAGATACTGGGGCTGGCATATAATCTTCTATGTGTTCGATAAAATCTTCCATAGAATGTTCGACAACGTGCATCAAATGCTCAACATATTCACCTTTAATACCCATTGTCAGATAGCGTCCGAGAACTACAGCAAAAAGAGAAACAGGATCTACTCTTGTTTCTCTCATTAAGTCCCACAACATCTGATCAACCCTATTGACAAGTTCTTTAAGTTGTTCGTCTGTCAGATCCATTGGTTTGTCCTCAATTCATTTCATCGTCTTTGCGCCAAGACTTGGCTAAAGACTTAGCACGTGTTGACGCAAGAATTAACTCATTCTGAAGTTCATCAAGTTCTTCTCTGTTTAGAAAAGATAACACACCATCGTATTGTGGTTCAGGATCGAGGAGTTGATCACTACAACGTTTGGCTAACTCATCTAAAAGATCTTCAGTCTTAATAATGTCCAACATCCTCATCTCCTTAGTTATTGATCAAACTTAGCGCAGACGTAATTCTGATGAATTACTGCTAATTGATTTGAACCTTCTGAAACAGCTAGTGCTTCACCCCATTTAATGGCAACAACGTCACCAATTTGTAAATCATTTACCAATGGACCAACATCAATAATCTTTGCTGGCTTTGCGCCAGTTGCTAGATCTGCTGTGATAATTAGACCAGAGTCTGTCCTACGTTCAGTAGCAACTTCTGCTACAACTACAAAATCTTTCAATGCTTTCATTTTTATACCTAGTTGTTTAGTGTATACCTATTATACACTAATATGTTTTATATGTCAAGCGTAAGTGGCTTTCCAATCAAAATTTAATATGTCCTGTGGCATATCATCAAGGATCTCAATGTTATCGTTTCCACCATATTGCGTAAGAACTGAAGAGTTGTATAGACTTCTTATACCATAACAATGACGATGGCAATAATAAATGCTGCCACTACTTCCATGGAATAAAAAGTATTCACCATCTAGTTCTACTTTCTCAATTCCTGAATTCATTCTCCACGAATCACCATCAAGATATCCACCACTCCAAGATCCAAAGACTCGATAGTGCGGTTGTAACGCTCCATTAACTTTAATTAGTTGCCAAGAATCTGGTCTGTATATGCTCATGTTGTAAATCCTGTTGTTATAACTCCATAGACAATTCCGATAATTGCACCAAAGAATGCCACATATGCAACGAAGGTTGCTGCCCACCAAAGATATGCAAGTATCCTAAGGATCCAGTCAAAAATCATGTTAAGTCTTTCCGCTAGCAAGTACAATCTTGCAGATATGTTCTAGTCGTTCGATGTGCTCATATGCTCGCCATGGAGAACTATCAATTGATACTACGCCATGCCCTTTAATTCCGATAATATCATGCAGTACAGTTCCATCAGGCTCCACACCAATACGAGAAATTGTTTCGTTGGCTAACTCCTGACTGATTGGTGGAACATCAGGAACGTTTGGTGCGACTCGAGTATAGCGACCAAGTTCAGGAAAGTCTTTCACCAATTCTGATAACTCAATTCCTCTATGCATTGCAGCGACGCAGTAGGTAGGATGGAAGTGCATCACCACTCTGACTTCTCCATCACCCATGTTTTTTTGTAGACCAAAGTGGAGTGGAATTTCACCAGATGGGTTTAAGTTTTTACTGATATCAGTGTATTCCATTTCAAGCCAGTTATGGCTCAAATCAGCAGTACCAATACCACTTTCAATGTAGCTGTAGATACCAATCTTCTTAAACTGATCAGGCTGGAGCGTCTGCTTTCGAACACCAGAGGGAGTAATGTAGAAGTGATCACGATCGTGGTGCCGAATGCTTACGTTACCATCTCGACTGGTGATCCAGTTTCGCTCATATGCAGATACCATCGTGTCACAGATTGTTTCTAACATTATTAAATTCCTATTTTATGCGGTTCGTTTCGGTGTCGTGCGACTGGCTTTTCGTATTCATATCCATATTCTTTATGGATCCAAGCCAAAAACTTCAGAAGTTCTTCTTCTTGGAAGTTGGTGTGCATCCGTTGGTCGTTATACACTGTTGTTATTGAAACGAGTCTATCTAAAAATACTTTATCGTTCATTTGAAAATTCTTTCTGTGATAACACCAATCAGTGACATAATTAACGCAGCGAATATTGCTGCATCATCCCCTGTGACTAAACCAACTGCTGCCAGCGCAACAATAATAAGCCAAACTCCAATCATACTTTCTCTCCAAAATGATGCAATACTTTAGCGAGTGCAGGTAGTAGTTCGGTGTAATTCTTTACATCTTCAGGATGCATGTATTTCTTACCGAGTGCAGCATCGTCTAGATCGTGAGAGATGTCACGGTAAATTTCCGACAAATTACCCTTTGTGATACTATCGACTGCTTCATAGTCTAGAATAAATTTACGAATCATTGTGCGTTGTCCTTCAGGTCTTTCCACTTAGCCGAATCGCCATTGTCTAACATCCATTTATTTAATTCGGCAAACTGTTCATCGTTCATGATTGAATTATGTAGTGCCATGTATCCGCAGTCCATTCCACGCATATACATTCCAGGGTCGAAATTAAAGATGTCATAAAGCACATAGCGATACGAACCTTTTTCTACAACTTCTCCCTGATAGATTCGTTTTACCACAGAGTAGAATGCCCACTCTCGGTCTTGTTCGGAAAGTCCATTCCACCAAGAATCTACTTTAGACTCAAATCGTAGTTTCTCGTCTTCCATAACCTGACTCATATCAGATAATTCCTGAAGTGCTTTTTCTTTATCTTCGTTCATCATAATAACCCTATTATACATCAAACAATCTTACACGGCAAGCATAGCGATCTCTTACCTATCTTACTCTTCCGAAGGAAGATCTCGTCTACGACGTTCCTCAATAGCCATATTCAACAGATAAGTCGCCTTGGCATGAACCCATGGATGGCGATGGGGCAGGTGATTGCCAGTCGAACCATCCCAGTCTTTAAAGTAATGATCCCAAGTTTTATCAATCTTACAACAATCAGGATGCTCTCTCTGTAGAACCGTTAACTCATCTGCCCACTTCTGCCATGTATGATCATCTATAATACAATCGTCCATGTCATAGTAAATTGCACTATGAATTAACATCTGGAGTCGTCTACGCTTAATCAGTGAACGAATAGCATCTTTATCGTCTTGTACAAAGAAATCTTCTAGACTCATTGTGTAATCCCTATAAGAAGTAATGCCAAGAAACAAACCTCGATAAGAGTCGCAACTATAACTGTTAATATACCATAATTGCTGTAGCTGTATGGTAAACTATTCAGCAACCTTTCGAAGCAAAAAAATTTCTCGGCGATATTTTTCATGGCATTCAAATCAAAAGTGATTAGACTCCTACAGATAAGGGTAACATGGTAGAGTCTTGGTGTGGTCTTGGTGTGGGGTTAGCTGGTCTTGGATGGTAGAATAAAATTGATGGGGGAGTTAACCGCATTGCCTCCAGAGCGGGACTCCTAAACTCATTTATAAATGCCTTTTAAGCCCCACCCCCCTCTTCCCTTACTCAGATAAAGATATCATCATAAGTCAAGGCATTTCTGTTGCGTTCTTCACTACGCATGCATGCTGCTTCGAACCTCTCTGTAATAATGTCCTCTACCCATACACGTGGTGCTCCAGAGATACGAACAACATCATCTACTGTATTGTTCATGTCATCCAACAACTCATTGATCTCCATCACCATCTGTCCAACTTTACTCATAACAATACCTCTCTCTTACAGGGTTAACATGTATGTGGCAAGATCTTTCCAGCCATCGGTGTTTGCAGCACGGATCTTTGTAACACTAATAAGTGTACGCAAGCTGATCTCTTTCACATCGTCCTTCAATTCACGGATGAGAGCCAGAGCATCTGTCTTGTACTCTACAGGGTAGTTAGGTAAGAACCCCCCCTCCTCCTGTGTCGAGATGTGCTCCATGCGGTCGATCTTCTGCTCCAGAGACATGCTCAGGTCAATCATCATCGAACGAGAGCGCACTGCTTGGTCGATTGATTCCTGTTCCATGTTGGAGATGAAGATGATGGCACCAGTGAATTCGAACGTGCGAGGCAGGTCATCTGACTCTTTCATCTCGCTGTTCCAAGACACCCAACGTGTGTCGTAGCTGTCGAGCGCACCCTTCAGGATATTCAATGCTACAGGGTCTTTCAGGATGCTGTCACAGTCGTCAAACACAATGATTGAACCATTGTTCTCAAACAGTGTGCGATACAAGCCCTTAGCAGTAGAATACCCCTTAACCATCACATACCCCTCCGCTCCACAGGACTCCCCCTCTGTCTCTGCCATTACAGCAGTCAGATCAGGAATACCACATGCTTCCAGGGTTTTCTTGACAGTGTACGTCTTACCTAAGCCACCTTCACCAGTGATCACAGCAGAAGGCTGTACACCAGTTGCCACCATCTTCACCAATTTCTCAACGAACTCGAATCGAGTGTTGATACCAAAACGCTCATCAGCAACTGCTTGTTTCTCCGCTGCTGCTTCCAATGCTGGTGCCATCTTCGAGAGTTGACGCTTCACATAAGATTCGCTGTAAGACTTGATTGTACGCTTACCAACTTTTGCTTCGTAGTTACCAGTCTTAGCGTTGAAATTCACAGTTGTCATAATAAAGTTCCTTATCGTTTCAGTATAGAGGTATTATACCACATCTACCGAAAAAGTCAACAGAAATATGAATATTTTTTCAAGTATTTTCTAGTGTAAAATCAACAACTTAGAACAACCCTTGATTGTATGCTGTTAGAGCAGCCAGCCCCAGAACAGCATACACAATACTCAATAGGAACCAATACATCAGGCGATCGTCTTGAAAGAGCTAAACCCACGAATATTGCTTCGCTTTACAGGCTTGGCTTCTTTGATCTCGAGTGTAACACCAGTGGCTTCTAGTGCTGTCTTGAATGTGGACAGATCGTTGTCTTCTTCAAGGTATACAGTCTTACCTTTCTGGTAGCTGAATGCGCTAATCTTATCCACAATGCCGAGTTTTTCGACTTCGCCACGCTTCACTGCTAACCAACCATGTGCTACATCCGAGTGGAAGTATTTCTTTACTGTTTTCATAATCAATCTCCTAGCTCAAAGGCTAATTCATCAAAATATTGGTAGAACAGAGTGTCGTTACGATCCTTCTGGTCCACATCACCATACACCTCAATGTATACATCGGAATCAATGAAACTCCAGTTCACAGTACCATCAACATTGTAGTTCTGCGAGTCAGTCAATGCTTCACGCATCGCTAGTTTCATTTGTTCTTTCAGTCCCATTTCGAGTGCTCCTTAAACAGCTGCCACAGCACGATCAAACAGTGCCTTAGCGTC